GTTGGCAATACGCCATAAGATCCAACATCGCCCAAAATACCGCCCAGCGAAGTCATGGGCGTCGCACCACGAATCATTTTTACATCTTCAATTTCTTGCGGTGTGCCTTTTTGACCAGGCGGCAAAGTAGGTGCGCTGTAACGCCCTGTAGGCATTGCAGATGGCCCCATTGTTGGGGCCGGCAAACCACCGAGTCCTTGCACCATCCTGACCGGCGTTGTCGATGCGCCCAACAATGCCTGTTTCCACTTTGGCTCTTGCCCGACTTCTTGGCTTACCAATTCCTGCGTTGTGGGCGCCCGCATTGGACCGCCTGACTGTTCAAGAATTATTCTTGATGTTCCGACAAGTTCTTTTATTACGTCAAAATTTGGATTTGGCTTTGCCGCCTCCATTTCGATGGCACGCTCAATATCCTTGATTGACGGCGCCGCAACAATTGGATCTGCCATTATGGTGTCCTTCCCATTGCCCTATCAACTGCGTCTTGAGCTGCTGGCGACAATTTTAGTTGTTGCCCTGTTTGAGCATTTGGTATTTCAACACGCCAAACTTCCATATTAGGAATGCCAGCTTTTTCAGCACGTTTTCTAAAATCTTCGTGCTGTTCTATTATTCGTTTATCTTGTTTTTCAAACAACGTAAACAATCTTTTATATTCCGGCACAGTCAACGAAGCTGGTGCCGATCTAGCTTGCGTCAGCAGCTTTGTTTCGCCTTCAGTTATAGATCCCTGTCCTTTTAATGCGCCGCGAGCAGATAAACTTAATTCAGCTAATCCGGTAATCAATTCACGAGTATTTGACAAAGTTTCTTCGTTAGAAACGCCATACATTTTATTAGCGACTTGAGATAAAAACATTTGTGGCGTCGCGCCTGGTCCAGTAATCAAAGGCAGGTCAAGGATTGGCCTAATATTATTAATTGTTTTTAGCCGATCTTCTGCCGTTTGTGCGTTTGTAAATGAGGCATCTACCCTTTTATTGATTGTTTCAACAGATCCAGTTGCCGCTGTTTCTTGCACTTTTTGTTGAACCGGATTTGAAACACCAAAACCGGAAGGAACGCCAGTCGGTGCGCCAGCTCGCGGCACAGTGATATTGAAAGGCTGGTTGATTTGATCAAGTTGTCGACCCATTTGCACTGCCGCTGCGTCGGTTGGCGCCGTCAGATTTAACGGACCGCCGGCTTGTTGAGGCGCATTGCCGCCAAGTCTTTGTGTGGCTTGCTTTCTAGTCATTGTTTGATTAATCGTGGTTCCATCTGTTTGTGTTATTGGCACAGTAACAATATCAAATTCAGCTTTTGCCCTTTCCGTTTCGGAAGTGACTGCACCTTGCCCAGCGGCATATCCTGGCGCCAGAGTAAGCGCCCCATCAGGACCACGCCGCCAGATACCACCTTGTGTTGCCGTATCAGTTAATGCAAAGTTCCACGCATCAGAACCCGGTTTAACACCGGCAGCAATCAATTCCCTCTGTTTGTCGGTTGGTTTATTTTGTTCGGTAAAATCTTTTGCAAGTTGTTTAATATATTCGCCACCCGTTGGATCTAACTGCATCCAAACGGACATAGGCTGACCGCCAGCAGGACCGCCGAAACGAGACAATGCAGCAGCCGCTGGTTGTGCGGTTGGGGCAGCCGCGGGCGCCGCACCAGGCATAGCACTAGGCGCGGTTGTTGGCGCGGCTGTAGGTGCCGCCATGGGCGTTGCAGGCACATTCCATGCATTTCCTGCATTAATAAATGCCTGCGATTGGGCATTTTTTTGTAAAGTCTGCAAACCCAATGCTTCATGCGCCGGATTTGGGCTTGTCATCAACAGACGAGCCATTTCTTGCTGATTCGGCGCTACTGCTGCACGACCGGGTATCGTATATGCCGGTTGTACAATATTTCCTTGACCAGGCTGGCCTTCTGGAACCCTCTGAATATTGGTATCCGTCAAATCTGATCCACTAGGCGCAAAACTTGTTTCTTCAACAGATTTTCCGGGCACAGCCGGACTGCCGGCGCCCGCTTCAAATGCTTTCCGCAATATATCTGAGGATTCTGTTTTATACCTTTCCCCTAGCGCCTTACTTTCCTCAAGCCCCTTATTCTGCAAATAAGCCCCACCCATCGCTTGCAGGATCTTCGCAAGCCCTGCGGTCGCTGGCGTGTGCGCCTCTATGCCCTTGTAGCTATACCGTTCTGTGGGCTGCAAAGATTGCGCTTGCAGCAGCTCTGCCATCTTTTGCTGTTGAGCGATCTTCGCCAGGTCAGCCTGGTAAGGGCTGGGCAGGTTGAAAGCGTGCGTTGCGTTTTGAATACCGTAATCGGCCATTTTGAGCCTCTAGTAAGACGGCGTAAAGTTTTGGGAATTCGGATCGTATGGTGCAGACCGATCAACAACGGGGGCGCCGGGTTGCGTTCCGGCTTTCCGCATCATCATCTTCATCATCATGTCATTCATGCCGCCACCGCTGCCAGCAGGCGTGCCCAATGGCCCGCGATACTTCTGATACGGTTGCGTTGGATCTTGCAGAAGCGCAGCAAGCTGCATACGCTTGTCATCGGGATTGAAATTGTAGGAAGAATTCATTTAATTAATCATCCCATAATTGACCATCTTATAGCCACTTGGATGCAACGCCACAGCTTCGGGCATTATGGCCTCGACTTCATCTGCCATCACGCCGCGCTGCCGTTTGCCAAATATGTCATATTCGTAAACGCCGATCCCTAACCGATGCGTGCCAACACGAACAACATTAGATTTTAAGCGAGGATCTGAAAACATCGCAGCGCCGCCAATAGTGCCTGCCAAGTTATAAAGCCCGGCATTCTGCGCGTTGACGTTTGAGGATTGAATACCATACCGGTCCATCGCAGCCTGCCCTGCCGCTTGGGCGCCTTGCATGATCGGTGCCGGTGCGATGTTCGACCCTTGATAGCCCTGAAACTGCGGCATCTGGATCTGCGATCCACTCATCAGGCCGGCGATCTCGTTCAGCGGTTGATTCCGCAGCGCGAGCTGCTGTTGCAGGCTTTGTTGTGCGGCCGTGTTGCCAAATTGGCCTGATTGCAACGCCTGGTTATATCCCTGAGCATTTGCAGCAGTGTCTAGCCCTATACCTTGCAGCGCAGCTTGCGTGAGCAAATCATTCTTTTGCTGATTCTGACTAATCATGGCGTTTTCGTATGCTTCGCCACCCGGCACCAGCCCTTGATTAATCAACCGCTGCCGCGTCGCTGCGTCTGACCTTTCGAGCTGCGGCGCCAGCCTTGACATGATTGCCGCTTGCCCTGTCATGCCTGCATTTACCGGCATTCTGGCCACGCCGCTGGTGTCTAGGCTTGTTTGCAGATTCGGCAGATTAGGATTGAATCCAGTGGCGAGCACGTTGCGAGCAGTGCCTAAACCCTGCTCGCCAAGATTGGCCAGTGCCTGCTGTACGCGTTGCTGCGATTCCAACGTAGATTGTGCAGTCGGCGTTAAATTCTGCGTTACCGTCGGTTGATCATTTTCACCAAAAGTAACCGTTTGCCCACCCAGCGGGCCAACGATATTCGGGTTGTTCATCCGACCCTGCACGCGGGCGGTTTCGACGTTTGCGGCGCCCTGCGCTTGAGCTGCGCCTGCGTAATCCGGCGGCGGCGGCGCTGATGGTGACGATTTACCCATGATTTACGATCCTTTTGCTGTAGCGTTCATTTAAAAACCGGCAGTCATCGCGGCGCAGCGTGTAAAACACAATGTCGCCCGCTGGGCGCCCTTCTTTGATCCTGCCTTCTTCTGTAAATCCCATATTCGTCACCACTTTTGCGCTTTGTTCGTTGTCGCTGCCGACCGGAACAATGATCTTTTCGACTTGGCAGATGTTATACGGATAATCAAATATTGCCGCCAAGTAGGCCGGCGTCAGTTGCCCTTCAATGGCGAAATGGCACCAAATGCTTTTGTGGTTCCAGTTCTCATAAATGACGCCCGCAATGATCTGATCATCTCGTTTTAATCCTAGTGCCGTTGCCCTGCCTTCAAAAAAGCCACCGTCAACCCTTTTTGCAACCCAGTGGCCGATTTCCGGCCCTGATGCTATATACCTGCCCATCCGGCCTGATAAACCACGTCTGTGGATGCCCACTCGATTTGCCACGCGGTGCTGGCACTTTTGAGCTGAATAGATCCGCAATAACCCAGCCCCGTAATACCTTGCCAATTATTCGTAATCTGCAAGCCAGATCCCCAAGTTGACTGATCCCATTTGCCAACATCCCACAGACCAGGCAAATCACCGGCCAGCGACAGCGGCGTTGCTGTGTCATCAACGTCGAAATCGACGTTCATGCCGACAAATATCGCTGGCGCACCGTCAGTGAAAATACTCGGTCGCGCCCGGGTAAAGTATTTCTTGACGCCGCGGCTGTCAAAGTAGTTAAAGGCTTGAAAGGCATTTGTCGTGATGTTTGCCGAGTTGTCCGAATAGGTGTCATCCCAAGCCCTGACTACCACGCCATTGCCGCCGTAATAGGGATTATCGTTAAATGTTTCCCAGCAGTTAGCCGGCCAGCTCTGAAACTGGCACCAGCTTGTCGTGATCGTGTTCATCACATACTGCTCTTGATACCCCGTTGAAACAGGCACATTGATCCACACAGCGTTTCGTTTGGCGTTGTAGTAGACCTGCCACCCAACTGAGGCGTGCGTGCCGCCATAGGCCGTTGTGGCCTGCGTGATGGCCCCCTGAATCTTGTTTGACAGAGCCACGCGAGGATCTAGTCGAGAGGATTGCAGGCTTTGTGCCAGCGGCATCAGACCGTCATAGGTCAGGATCAGAAGATCGCCGCCCCATTTCAGCATGGCGCGGTTGCCGATCGGGCTGCCCAGCTTCCAGACGCCAGACAGCGCCCACGTAGCCTCGCTGGCCGGATCGGTGCCACGATAAACAATAATCTCGCCGTTGCTGGTAATAAATACCAGGTTGTCATCGACCCCATAGCCGGCGTCAATCGTCCAGGTATCCAGATCCACCAGATGCCCGCCGAATTTGGCAATGGCCGACAGATCGAGCACTTGCGCGGCGCCACCGACTGCGCTCGTCGGCAAATACCACGCTTTAAGAGTGTCTTTTTGGATAAACCACAAACGGTTTTTAAACAGCGTCACATTCGATAGCGTTGTCGTTGTCACGCCGGTAATGGCCGGTGTCGAAGCAGCATCAATAGCGGTCCAGTTGGTGCCATCGTACAACCGCGGCTTGTCCACGCCGTTCACGGCATACAAATAGCTGCCTCCGGTCGTGGTGACGTTGATATATTCCCAAATGGCGTTTGTCAGGCCGGTAACAGTTGTTGCAGTTGCCGCCCCTGCGGTGCTTGCATCGTAAAATTTAAGATCCGGCGTGCCTACGGCAGCAAACATTTTGCTAGTCGTGCCGCCGTTGTAGACCATGATGGACTGCACTTGCCCGGTCATGCCAGTTGCCCAGGTTGTCGACCCGCCACGCAACACGCAATTGCTGACCGTCGGGAAGAAATTAATTAGTTGGACCGCATCCAGCGGTTCCATGTTGGCGATGGAGTCTCGGGCATTCCAACCGCCCACCGGCGCCGGAATCGACGCCACGCGGGCCGCGGTGTGTTGGACCAGCGCGTTAGTTCGGGCCATAGCCAGAATCCGGTATGTTGTCGTAGCCGATCAACACGGTGCCGGGGCGCGGCGCAAAGCTCAGGTTTGCAGACGACATATCAAGAGCCATCGAAACTTCAAGTTCCTCAATATAGTTTCGATACATTGCGGTCGTATCAAAACCTTTTGCTTCAAAGTATTTGAGTTTTGTTGAGAGCACCATCAGGCGATCTGGATAGATCGTGGTATCTGTGTCGACCGTAAAGCTGGTCTTGACAGTGCCGGTTGAAGATTCTACCCAGCCGTTGCTGCGATACTCAAGTCCGAGGTTTTCTGCGGTAGACATACCAGGCCAAATCTGGAAATACTTGCCCAATAGGCGCCAACGAATCCGCGGTCCGGTGCTGATATAGCCTGAGAGTAACCATTCCCATTGCTGTGCATCTTCAGGTCCCAAAAGTTCCCAATGCTTGCTACGGTCCCACATAGTACGCGGCATCAATGCTTCGTAGTCACTGGGAAGGTCGTAACGGATCTTCTGGAAATAAGCAGTTGCAGCAGTGCCATCGGCGGCAAAGTCTTGATTGACCGTGACCTGCGTTCCGCTATCAACCGACACAATATAAGTGTTTTGATTAATGCCGGTGCCTTGCACTTGATAAGTAGTATCTAACCCGGTGGTGCTGGGAATCCCAGTAATTGTGCGTGCCGATGTTGTCCAGGTGCCGGTCGTGGTCAGATATTCAGTATAAAAACCGTATTGCTTTGTCATCGCACGCCAGTTGTGCCGGCGCAGCAGCTCGTAGCCGGTCGCGTTCATCAGCGCCAGAATCTGCGTCACATCTTGATTTGTGTTGCCAGCAACATACGTCGGCGTCGAAACGCCGAGTTCGTTCGTGACCTGCTGCACCAGTTGCAACATCGTGCTCGACATAATTCAACCTTTCTTAGGCGGCTTCGGCCTCTTTGCGTGGTCGCCCAGGCTTGCGGGTTTCCATCAGCATCGCCATTTGTTCTTGCAATTGTTTGAGCTGGGCGCGGGTTTCTTCCAATTCGGTGTCGCTTTGCGATTTGTTCTTGTTCGTCAGATACAGCCGCGCTTTCTCGCGCAGGCCGGTTGCCCCCATGCCTACGCGCTGCAGTTGCGAATCCGTAGCGGTCGCAAGCTGCTCGACGGTTTGGAATTTGAGTATTTGCAATTCTGCCATCTGGTGACCGTTAAATTGTTCGGGATCATCAGTATTCCATTGCGACAGCGGCGTGCCAATTACAGAAGAATCGGTGTTCTGCATTTTCCAGTAAAGATATTGACGAGGAAAACGCTCTTTATCCATTTCTCTTACAGGTTGATCATAAATATTAGTTTGATCACCTGGAGCAATAATCCGCACAAATTCTTTTGGATTTGCCTTAAATTCGCCAACATCGTTTAAATAAAATTCAACGTTCATGCGCGAATCTGCATTATGAATGTCGCTATCTAAAGCCATTTTGATTTCTCCTGTGGGGATTAAGTTCGTGCGCCTGTAAGGCTGTACCATTTTGTTGCTGATACCGCAAAAAATATACTGCTGAAATTACTGGCAATTGAAGCCGAAGTTGTTTGGTTGATTGTTGTTGCAGTTTCGTACGGATAAACTTTAATTGTATTGGCGCCTGAATTGGCGATGTAGATCGTCGCACCCATTTGTGTGGGCGGCAACAAAACGCCAGTGCCAGCCGCTGCCGTATCAACCGAGTTGTAAATCTTATTCAGTTGCAACGCATCAGCGCGGGTGGAACCAGTTGCAGTCAAACCATCCACGCCGTCGCCACAGATGGCAACGGTCATTAATGATGACGCACCGGCCCCAAGAACCCGCGAGGGTATTGTCATGCCGTTAGAACCGATGCCCAAGTTGTGGCACTGGTGGCAAACAGGATAACGGTTTTTGCTGTTGCAACAGACAAAGTTGAAGCACCAGCATTGATCGTTGATCCTGATTTTGGATAAACAGTTACCGTTTGGCCGGAATCATTACGGATGCCGATCATAGCGCCCGCTTCAGTTGGCGGCAAAATAACGCCGGTGCTGGCCGAGCTGGTGGTAATCGTGTTCCAAACCGCCGACAGTTGCAGCGCGTCAGCAATCGTGCTGCCAACCGCAACCAAACCAGTGGCGCCGTCGCCGCAGATGCTGATCGTTGAAAGCGGTGAATTTCCTGAAGCCAAAACGCGTGAAGGAATAGCCATTTTTAAATCTCCTTTTTTACATAAAAAACTGCATTAATTGCATCTTGATCTGACCAGAGAATGCGGTATTCCTTAAATTTATCTGACCACCAAGCATAGGGAAAGACAGACAAATGAAGGTGCTGGCCGATCAACGCACCCATGTTGTCGTGCACAAGCGAAATCTGGAAAAACGCCGATTCGACGCAATCCATGATATTTTTGATAACGGTGTCGACGTTCTCGGGCGCGATGTGTTCCATCACGTCTGTGCAATAACCCACATCACCAGCGGCGGCGATGGGCTTTGTCAGATCGGCGATGAGCAGGGGAAACGTCACATTCGAGTCCAGGCAATTGTTGCTGAAGTCGACCATCTGCATTGTGGCGCCGGTCAATTCGTGTATTTTCTTACTTCCGCGACCTGTTCCGCAACCAAAATCTACCACTTTCTGTTCTTTTGTGATATTGGCGACTTTTACGAAGGTTTCGGCGATCAATTCGCCCGGCGCGGTGTCACGGTAAGCCGGAATTGACCACATTTTGCGGTATTTCTCATCCTCGCTCATTGGAACAGCATTCTGGCGCATATCGGCCACAACCTCTTTAATCAGCCCGTCACCGTCGACGGTGATTACGCATCCCAGATCCATCAGATTATTGCAAACTTGCGGGAACAGCTCGGCCTGCCGCGCCATTGTTAGCGAGCTGGTGAATACTTTGCCGTTCACCGTAACCTTGCAAAGCACGTCGTTGTCGTTCATTTTCTGCCGGTATGCGTGACCCATCGCGTTACGGTGCGAGCAGTCATAGCCAAACAGATGCAGCTTGCGGTAACCCATTGTGAAAGCCAGGCACATCGTCGACAGGCCAACCGTTGTGCCGCCGCCGACCATTGCAAACTCGCCATCATAATCAGGCAAATGCGCGTCCAAACCATCAACCGCCGGATGCCAAGTGGTGATGTTTTCAACAACATCAAACAATGTTGGATGGCATTGGCTGGAAATCAAATACTCGTCAGCTTTGCCGATCAGATCAATATTGCCGGGGCGTGCGTCAAGAATGACCTGGTATTCCGGCACAATATTGTTCTTGTTTAAAAACTTGGCGGCGCCGTTGAGAGCAAATATCTTTTGCCCCAGCGCGTGCCGTTTACGGATCATGTCGAGCTGGTCAGCAACAGACGGTCCACCGCCAACAATGACAGCATGGCCATCGTGCGCGGGAACTTCGGCGATCCAGCGATCGCACGATCTAGAATTTAGTTTAACGTTGGCAAATAATTCGTCATCGTTAGTGTTGCAGATGATTTCTATATCCATAAGATTGCAGGCCAGATTGTCGTCTGGCCTGCTCTCCTTTCTTTAGGTAATACGGCCTTGCAGATGCGGGCGGTTCATCACCACGTTCACTGTGGTGGTTGCAGAAGCAACCGTCGCAGCGTTTGCGGTGCGTGCACCAAGGATTTCTTTACCCGAACCAGTCGCGCCCACTTTGCCGGTCGATTTCACGCCAACCGCAACGGTTGCCGCAAAGTTCGACGAAGTGGATTTAGCGCAAACCGCAGTGCCTTCAATCTGATACCAGCCAAAAGTGCCGGCCAAATTAGCAGACATTGCCACCGCAACCGGGCGAGCCTGGTTGCTAGTAGTGGCGCACAGAGTGGTCTGATACGTGGTGCCGTCATACGTCACAAGCGAACCAACCGTAGTGGAAGCAACGCCCACCAACAGGATGAATTCGCCGGCGCCATAGGTCGGATCGAAAGCGCGTTCGACCTGACCCAACGTGTTAGGCGGGGTTGGGATAACGGCTGCGCTACCAGATGAGACACCACTCGGGCTAGTGACGCCCGTGTCAATGACCGCAATCTGAAGCAAGCCGGCTTTGTTGTCGTCAAAAGTATAAGCCATGTCAATATCTCCTTAAGCAACCAACACGCCGCTAAACTGCGGACCGCTGGCGCACATATTTCCCGCCCAGCCAATCAGTTTAACAATCGCATCTTGGTTTACGGCTTGCCGTTCGCCGCCAATCGGCACGAAATTCCGGTCAACGTGCGGCCGGAAGAAAATGTATTTCGTGTTCAAGAACCACATATGGTTTGCCGTCGCTGCTGAACCGATACCGCCGTCAAGCACAACGTCGGAAGCCATGCCAGCGCCGTAATATTTCAGCGAAGCAAAGCCCGCACCGGCCATTGAGGAACCCGAATCAGAGATACGCTGAATCGACTGCAACGATTGCAGATACAAACGATAGTAGTTGTTATCAGCAACGATCAGATCCGGCTTGTCGGTTCCGCGAATGAGCTGCACAGCGATCGAATCCATGTATTGCTGGATGTTCGATGCTGACGTAGCAGATCCACCGTTCGTTACACCAGAGTAAGCCACCGAGCGCCAGAATGAGAACGTAGCGCGGTTAATGCCGCCATACGTACCAGTGCTCGGACTATCCGGCACAGCAGCTGCCAGTCCGGTGATGTTCTTACCCGAGTTGCCGGTTCCGTCCAAATAAATATCCGAACCGATACGGTTAGCCAGTTGCGCCTCGGCCACGTTCATACGACCGTCAAGCAGGTCGATGATCGCTTCCTTGCCGCTGTTCTGGATCATCTCCAGACCGCTGATCGAAACAGCAGCAGCGTATTGCGTGATGCCGTATTGCGCCGCACTGATCGGGCTGTTTTGTGAAACGTTAAGCACTTCGTAACCCGAATAAGAATTCGTGTTATTGGTCGTGCTGTCGTTATACATAACCTCTTGCAAGATTACGTTACCACCGGAAAACGTTTTCACGTTACCGCGTTCTTTGAGGCGGCGCAGAAGCGCATTGTTATTTGTCCTGGCGTTACGTTTCGGCTCTTTATCCGAAACCTGCACATTCCTTTTATGTGCAGAGCAGACTATCTCATCGCAAGTTTTTCGCTCGCTTGGTGGCGCTAATTTTTGCGCCATGCCCTTTTGGCTTTCCAAGCTGCGCCAATCTACGTTTCAAGTTGCTTTCCGCGCTCGGCCGGTAACCATTTGCTACCCTTGCCGCGGCTGCTTTTGCTGGGGCATCTGGCGGCGGTCTAAATGAAATTTCATTTTCATTCAACAACAGACCTTGTGCGCCGTATTGCCGCATCCAAGCTATTTCGCGTTCGCGCTTCTCAATCACTGAAACCGTGTCCGGCATTGTTTCAAGAACCTTCATCTGAAACAGTCCGGCGTGATCGTTCCACGCGTTTTGCAACCTTCTAGAAGTATGCTTGCCGGCTTTTAACAGGCTTCGGTGCTCTCGCATCCTTTTGCCTGGTTTGCCTGCTGTGCAACCAACATAAGCTGCGCCAGTGCTTGCATCTTCCAATCCGTAAATCGTTACCATTTGGGATTCCCCTCTGTGGTTAATACTTGCGCTCCGCGCTCGTGGGGTTTTGCTTCCGCATCGCCCTAGTCGTTACACCTTCAGCGCCCTTTTAACTGCGCCGCTTGGCTCGGTGTTGGCATCTCAGCTTTTCACCGAATTCACGGAGTTTTTTAACGTCTAATGTTAAACGTTGTCGGCCAGCTCACCGCTACGACTTTGAATGTTGGTCGCAATGATGTCGCTGATCGAGCTATTGGCAAAAGCCATAATAAAGCTCCTTAGAAAATTATCAGAGTCGGTCGCTTATGTTGTCGAATTGTTCGGCAAGCAACGACCGGCGATCTTGCGCTTTGGTATTCGTAACAGTTCCGGGTGTAGAACTTTTAACGCTCACCGCTGCCGCCCTTGCCCGCTTTGCCGCAGTATTAGCTGCTGCTCTTTTTGTCGCGTCTGCTTCGGCTTGTCGGCCACTTTGGACAGCATCAAAAAGTTCGGGACTAAGGCGTATTGCTTTTTCGTACGCATCATCGAGATCCGTTGCCATGCCGCTTTGTAGAAGCTGGATCATGGCTGGGCGTGCTTCCTCGAAGTGTTCGGCCTTCTGACTGAAATTGTTGATTTCGCCGAGTAAGGCTTGATTCTGTTGCTGTTCCTGTTGCTGTTTCCAGCCTTGCACTTCGCCACGCACGTTGTTCAGTTCGTTTTGCAGTGCATAGATTGTCGGATCAACAGCCTGTTGTGGCAGGTCGTTACCCATTTCGTTTAAATTTACACCGTAAGATTGCGCCAGTCTAGCGAAATATTGACGTTTCTCTTGCGGCGTGCTATAGCGCAGCGCGTGATCGGCCTCCATCAGTGCCTTAACTGCTTTCGGAGCGTCAATGCCCAAGCCCTGGATGGTATTCATGTAGGGGTTCAAAACCTCCTGCATCTGGTCGGCAAATTGGGCTTTGCTAATCAGCGGCTCGACGCCGGCCTTCATTTCGCTTTCGCGTTGCCAGGCGTATTGCTTCAGCTTGTCGTCTGCCAGATTCCACGTTTCGTGATAGTCCTTCTTCCAGCTTGCCGGTGGGCGGCGCCAGACCGGATCTTCCTCGGTCTTTTCCTCAGTCGGTGCGGCTTTTGCAAACTTGCCGACCTCATCCCGCGGCTTTTCGGCAGGTTGCGCTCTTTCGGGTTCGGGCGCTGCGGCCTCAACCTCATCAAACTGTGCTGAAAGCATCTCGCGGCGTGCGTCTGCGTTTTCGACTGGCACTATCTCGTTCAGGTCTGGCATTTGCTTCTCCCTGTGGGGGTTGGTTTAACGACGGGTAAAACGTAAATCATCTCGCGCTTTGGCGAGCATTTTATTAGCCTGGTCGTGCGTCATATTGGCAAGTTGCGCCCGCAGGATCTCGCGCCGGTTGTCTGTTGGCGGCGCCACTTTGGTTTCCATGCTCTCGTTGCCAATCTCAATGCAGTTATGCGCCCGCAGGTGCTCGCGGTGTTGGCTGCGGCTGGTGATCATGCTGCCATCGGCCATTGACTGATACGGCTGAATATCGGGCATGACGATCGGCGCCAACGGATCTGCGTAGTAATCGACCTTCTCAACCAGCTCGCCATTGATTTGCACGTATTGTTTTCTCATAGCAGTGTCAGAACGTCCTCGTCGTCAAGTTCAAGG